ACATTGAAGAGGCTGTTGTAGCCTCAGAGATGAAAGACATAATCAACGGCGCAGAAAGGCTCCTCAAAGAGAATGAGTAATGTAGAACTAATGAAAGAACCTACCAAATTCGAACTAGACTTGTGGAGCAACGTCGATGAACTCACTAACTTATTACTCAGAAAGCATAACGATTACGGCCCAAAGAATATCTCTCAAAGCCCTGGAGGCCCCCTTAACGGACTCAGGGTTAGAATGTGGGACAAGATCGCCCGTATCAATCACCTACTCGAAAGTGGTAAGGACGCAGAGAACGAGTCACTCCAAGACTCCTACGCCGACCTTGCAAACTATGCTATAATCGGACTAATGGTACTGAAAGGACAATGGCCCCAAGAATGAAAATATTTGGCCCTTACAAAGGAAGCAAACAAAATGGTGGACGCCCAATCTACGTTATCAAGCGTAAGAAAAAAGATGGCACTACTGAAACTACATCTACAAATAAGGCTCGCTTGGATTTTAAGCGCGCTACAGGAAAGAAACTAAAGCGTAATCAGGAAGTAGATCACATTGATAATGGTGGTCGTGCTGGTCGAGATGGGATATCTAACCTACGCATCCTGTCAAAGAAGAAAAACGTAGGCTTAGAAAATAAGAGACGAGCAAAGAAAAAGAAATGAAAAACATAGTCTGTATTTCTGATCTTCAAGTCCCATATCACGATGTAGAAGCCACGAAGGCAGTGGCGAAGTTCATTCAATGGTATCAACCAGAGACAGTCGTATCCTGTGGTGACGAAATGGATATGCAGACTATTTCAAAATGGAGTAAGGGAACCGAACTAGAGTTCGAACGATCTATTGGTCGTGACCGTGATCTTACTCGTCAAGTCTTGTATGACTTAACCGTTGAGCATATGGTGCGTAGTAATCATACGGATCGATTGTTCACAACAGTTGCTATGAGAGCGCCAGGGCTTCTTGGTTTGCCTGAGTTGCAATTAGAAAACTTTCTTGGACTCAAAGAACTAGAGATCAAATACCACACTGACCCATACGAACTAGCCCCAGGCTGGTTGCTTATGCATGGTGATGAAGGAAACGTACAACCTACTGCAGGAGCCACTGCGTTGGGCTTAGCGAAGCGTTCAGGTATGTCCGTAGTCTGTGGACACACGCATCGTATGGGTCTAACACATCAGACTCAAACATATCGTGGTGGCAAACCTAAAACTATTTGGGGTATGGAACTTGGTAATCTTATGGATTACCGTAATGCAAAATATATCAAGGCAGGGTTGTTCACTTGGCAACAGGGCTTTGGTATCTTGCATGTAGACGGTAAGAACGTCACACCACAGTTAGTTCCTATCATTAACAATTCATTTACTGTGGATGGAAAAACATTTAAGTGGTAGTAGATACAGACAAATACGATCAACTTGTAGCGCATATCGCCTATGAGTTTAGCCGTAAGTTTCACATGGTTGATGCCGATGATGTGCGACAGGAACTATGGATATGGTTCTTGGAACACCCTAACAAGGTAAAGACATGGGAAGCGCTAGACGGCAAGCAGTCCATTAAGTTGATTGCTAGATCGTTGCGTAACGCGGCTAAGGACTACTGCCAGAAGCAGAAGGCTCAGGCTGTGGGCTATCGTGTAGAGGACAACTACTACTACGACAGAGAACTGATCGAAGCACTATTACCTTCTGTTATCAGGGGTGATCTTGTAGCACCATCTATTCAAGACTTAGGGTATATTACTGGCAAGAAGGTAGCCTCCGAAGGTGGCAACTGGTTCGCTATGGTCGCAGACATACAGCGTGGGTTTGCTAAGTTAGATGAGAAGCAGATGAGTATGTTGTATCTTCGTTTCGGCGATGGATGTGATAACAAGACCTTTGCTAAAGAGTTAGGCATCTCAGAAGATGCAGCGCGTATGAGAGTTAATAGATCAGTAAACAACTTAATAAATATCCTTGGTGGCAGTAAGCCACGCAGGGAACGGGACTACACGGAAGAAGAAGCCAATGTCGCAACAGAGCAACTCACAGAAGATGAAAGAAATTCACGAGACAATTCAGAAGAGACTGCAGGATACGAAGTGGATTGAAGATCAGGAAGATGAGTTTATTAAAGCGCTTCAAGATATTGAAACCGCTATAGGAGAACTCTCTGCTTATCTTTACATCATGCTTAGTTACTTTGAGCAGTACGTAGAGGCTGTGCAGACTTCACCGTTGTTCGCACCTACGGATGCGCCAGTTAAGAACGACGATGTATCTGATCCAACACAAACTCCTGACTCCCCTCTCCTGAACCGCGCTGAGCGCCGTAGCAAGAAACGCGTCACACCTTTCGAAGCGCAAGGGATAGATAACGCATGATCTGCACACCATGTAAGTCAGCAGGGCTAGCCAACTCCACTGGAGATTTCGCTATCGCTATCATGCTGCACCAAAATTGTATCATCGGGTGTTTTTGCCAACACAAAACTGGCGATCACTGGCTAAAAAAGGCAAAGAAAAAACCCCCTACCAATTAAGGTAAGGGGCTTGTACGATATATCGTACGGTCTTTCTTAGTGTATCGTGGGTTTATAGATACGCACTACATTAGCGTTGATTAACTTTTCGCCATGATTTATAGCCTCGCCTTGCGTTTCGAAAACACCATAGACGATAGTGCCTTCATTAGGTGAGTGCGTAATAGTTATCCAACCCAGTGGCATCATAGAGTCGCTATGACGGTGGTACTCAACGGTTGTAACCATTGTGATCCTTTCGTAGTTGTATGATATATAATACAGTGGGTGGTCGCAAGCGTCGGGCAAGCAACCACCCACCCCCTCATAAGGCTATCGCTAGTATAGCACCAACGGAGCATAGAGTAAAGAACGATACCCAGAACATAAGCGCCAGAGAGTCTCTAACACTCATGGTGAAGTATTCGTAATCGTCGTCGTTCATAGTTAACCCTCCTCTAATTTAACACCCTCAACCCAGCCCTGATGAGACATAGGTAGCGTGGTATGAAACGGAATAACGCTCTTACCGTCTTGCAACTTAGAGCGCTGAGTAGGGTCTAATCCCGCCCAGATACCATGTAACCCAGAGTATCGAAGTGCATACTCTAAGCACTCAGGATTAGCAGGACACGCGCCACAGATAGCGCGTGCCTGCATTGACTCCTCAGTATGGTAGTGCTTGGAGTCGGTATCGTATCTGCGTTCAGGAAACCACATATCGGGATCACTGGAAGCACATAGGGCTTGTTCCTTAAAGAAGGCAACATGATGACTACTCATATTGGTCAACTCCTCCTCTGGCGTCAGCCATACTTAACGCACCGATCTTTGCCATAGCACAACTGTGGCAGTAATTTCGTTCAGCGTAATCATGCACAGGCACTTGGATAGGTGTCCTGCATGAATAACACTTACACGATCTATATTTATTCATTTATTCCTTTCTCGTATGATATATCATACATAGTCGGCAGTTGTCCTGCCAACTCTTGATAATGCGTGGCTCGCACCATCAGTTTTGCATGGTCTTGCGACCTTCCTTCACGAAGCGCCTGTTCAGCGTCATGTAGGAATAACTCGGCGCGTACGCCGTAGTAGTACGGTGTCGGTGGTACTGGCACATGAGGCTTACTCATAAGTCCAACCCCCACGATTTCCATATTTAGCGTTGGCATCTGTCTCAAAGGCAGACCAGAGTTTATCCTCCGTCTTTTTCCTATCGTGAATAGAACCGCTATAACATAGGCACTCGGTTACATAGGTTTTGCAATCTATACAAGTACCACACTGCCTGCAATAGCCGTCTATCATCTGAGAAGCCTCAAAGAAGGACTCGCAAGTTTCGCAATCTACCCACTTCTCAGACTTATCATCTTTAAGTCCGTACGAATACGGGCTAGTGAAGCCAGACATAGGGGTGGTGAGATAGCAACTCTGGTTAGACCACCAGACACCGCTATCATCTTTCCAACCCTTGTTCTCATGCAACAGATAGCACTGGTGCTTAGCGCGTGGGTCAACGGTAAGGATTACAACCTTAGAGCCTTGCGTGAAGTCCTCTAAGATATTCCATACCTGCTCGTTATCTAACGCAGTAACTCCACCGATAGCAGGCAGAATATCCTCAGCAAAGATACGCGTATCGCTACGCTTATCACCTACTGGCTCGATAACTGGTAGCACACCGTTATGGGCTAGATAAGTCTGCGTGTTACCCACTCCGACTTGGAAAGGGTGGCAGTTATCTACGGTGAGCGAACCATGAGTAGCATATCTAGCATGCCAAGTGGCATAGCCTTGTGGATACTTCTCTCTCATCTCTAGGAAGCGTGAGATCGAAGCGTCTGCGTTCATAGTGCGCTCGACATGGATACGGTTCTCGCTAGGGATAACGATAGCGAACCCGAACCCGTCAGGGTTATTGAGAGCAGAGTTTTCCAACTTCTCTCGTGAAGGTATTACATTAGGCGGGATTACACATAGCATGCACATATCATATTCTCGTTTCTGTACGATATATCGTACGGTTAGTCGATCTCTTGGGCGGGCGTATCATTATCGAAGGTACTCTGGATAGCATTGACTAGATTAGGATATGTCTCCGCTTGGTCGGCTACGAAGCGTACGAAGTTAATCCATTTTAGGGCGTTGTTACTGGCGTTCACTTTTAGATCACGCGTGTACTCAACGGAAGCGTGAACCAACTCAACAGCAGATAAGACTCGCGCCGGTTTGAGCGAACCCTTAAAGACTCGCACCTCTAGCGTTTTCTCGTTCTGACTATTGACCGCCTCGTACCGATCATCTTGCGTACCATACTTAACGCGGTTAGCAAGGCTACCCTTATCGTTAAACTTGGCATAGTCAGATGATCGACCCGCAAGGCGTTCGATCTGGCGTTGGTTGTCGTAGATCAGTTTAATAAACCGCAATTCATGGGCTTGCGTCTTATTTATATCTGATCGCTTGGATACCTCACCGAAAGCAGTTCGACTAACATGGACATGGAGACCGCAGGTTCTGGTATCCCATGAACGAAAACCTTGTTGGCGCAGACCTTTCAGCACTGTCCAATCAAACTTCTCATGCAACTCATCTAGTGTGTGAGGGTGCGACACGATCTCGAACCCCTCATCTAGCGAGCCGTCATTTTTAAGGTACACGCGTGGGCTAAGCCGATCAACCACATACGAAGCACCTACCTTTCGGCTATTGCCGTTGGACTCAACTTCCAACTCAAAGCCTAAGTAATACTTAGCCTGACCAAAGAAGTGAGGGCGTGGGCGATAACTGTACTCGTGGATTAGTTGGCTACTAATATCCTCTTCGCAATCGTGGTCATTTCCGTCCCAGTAATATGTATCGCACTCATTACATTGGTACACATTGTTATCGTAGCAACTATTACAATAGCGAGAACCTTCGAAAGTGCGTGAGTCGTCTTGCAACTCGTATGAGTTACACTCATCGCAATAGAAGAAGGAGTCCTCTCCGTATTCCTTCTGTAATTCCGTCACGCATGACGGACAACAGTGATCGCCGAGATACTTGTTGAAGTCCACGAAAGTAACTCTGCCATGAGCAACTGACGACCAACTAGCGTAATTAAGGAAGCATTTATCGCAGGTAGTTCCGCAGGAGTTATGAACTTGTAATAAGTTACGCTCACCGTCTAAGGCTGATACCTTGCGCCACTGGTTCTCACCGAAAGGGTGATAACAGAGAGCGCAGGTATCCTTTGAGTATTCTGGCTCACCGATATAGTTGCGCTTGTCGCATAGATCGACATACTCTGCTCGGAACTTGTCGTAAGTGTCTTTTACGCCTTCGTCAATTTGAGCCAACTCGTATAGCGGTGTTAGCGCCTCGTTCATGGTCTTGGTTACGCACCATACGCAACCAAAGAAGTTGTGAACCATTGAGTTGGCGTATAGGTGGCGTGGCTTGGTGCATTTGGTACAAGTACCTAGTTCTATGAAAGCCCAACAGTTGCTAGGGCTAAACACAGTATCGTTATCAGGCATCTACTTACTCCGTTTCTGTATTATATATCGTACAACTATCTGATCTTTTCAGATGAGTGGTGGTGCGGTATCCGATCTCTTGGACTTCGCGCCATGTAAGGAAGGTTAAGGCGTGGGCTATGAATAGGTTAGCCTCTGCCCCTGCTTGCAGGATATCGTAGACGAACTCCTGCTTCTGATAGTGAGTAGCCTTGATACCGCCGAGACGATAACTAGCCATTGTGGTTCTCCTTTACTGCTACATCACTGTAGCCTAGTTTGATCCACTCTTGCGCCAAGTTTTCTGCCTCTTGTTTAGTCAGATAGTGAGAGTTAATCTCACCACCGCCAACCCATAGGCTGTAACTAACCATTAGCGAGCCGCCTCTGCATCTTTGAAATGACGCTTAAACAACGACTCCCAATGTTCAGCATCTTCTTGGGCTGCATTAACTTCTTGCTGCCAAGCAGAACCGTCATTGTGCAACTGCTGGCGTAATTGACGCACCTTCTCGGTGAGTCGGTGATTAGCAACGGCGGTTGATATTACTAAGCCGACCGAAACTGTGAGCGCGATAGTGATAGCCACTATGTCGCTCGTTAATAGAGTTACCATATGTTTTCCTTTCAGTTATCGGCGTATGATATATAATACGACCGAGCAGATATAGGTATATCCACTCTCAAAGGATACGGCACTGGGTAGGTTAAGTCAAAGACCCTTTCGCTTAAAACCACCCCCGCAACGACTAGGGCTGGCGACGACTAGGGCTAACAAGCAAGCCCGACACAAACCGTCCTCGCCTGAAATCAGGCTCGGACACAAACTTTTCGCGCGCGCCCAGACGCGCCGGATTTTCGCGCGCCCGATTTTCGGGCAAGAAAAAAGCCCGCCGATTTCTCGACGGGCTTCGTTCCTCGAACTGGTTAGGCGGCGGCTTCCTCGCCCTCGAACATGAGCGCGTTAATCGTTTCTGCCAGTGCCTCGATTAGCGCCATGTCCACCTTGTTTTCTTTTCCTTTTCCAGACTTTAGGCGCTTATCCAGTGCCTTAACGAGATCGTTAATATGCACCGCCTTATCTGAATACTTCGTGTTCTTGTCGGTTGATGGCTTGCGCTTCTTAACTTCGCCCTGAGTTGGAACTGCTGAGCGAACTGCGTCGATAGACTTTCCAGTGATTACATCGGCGAAAGACTTAGCCTCTTTTTTAGGCTTGCCCTTATTCGATGCGTTCACGAAAGAAGAAGTTTCGCGCGCTAGTTGGAAAAGTTGCTTCAGAGTCTTTTTATCTCCGCCCTTTAACTGGCGCAATTCGAAAGCCTTGCCCCAATACTGAACTGATGAAGTAGTGAGAGTTGGCAAATTGCCCTTCTCTGAAATTACCTTTTCCAGAGTTACCTGCATGCCTCGAACTGTGACGATACCGCGCGCCATAAGATCGACGCCAGTTAGCCAAACGAGAGTTTCCTTATCTAGTGAACTTCCAACGACATCGCTGAAAGCCTTGTCTAGCATTGGATTTACATCGTCTCCAGTTACTATGATTTTCTTAGTTGTTGTTGCCATTTTTTTATCTCCAATTTATTAAAGGAAATCTCCCGACGAGATATCCAGTAAGACAATTAGACCATTTTCTAGACCTTAATACAAGCACCCAAAAGCCCTAATTTCTGGCGTGTATGATAAATAATACAAGCGCCGAGCGCCCAGACTTCCCCCCTCGAACTCCCAGACCCTCAGCCCTCGAACTCTCGAACCGCCTCGAACTGGCGGAACTCTCTGGAACTTTCCAGTGATCGAGAAGCCCCGAAGCCCCGATCCCGAAGCCTCGAAGGTTCGCCCCCAGATAGTCAGCCAACACAAACCGAACGCCATGCGGGGATATCGAACACGCGTTCGAAAAATCGCGCCTCGCTCGCTTCGCTCGCTCGGTAAAAGATAAAGGTGCTCGTTCCTCGCACTCTTTTAGAGCCTAGAAAGGAGCGCGGAGCGCACTCTTTCAGGCTTGTAAGGCTACGAGTCGCTGGAGCGACCCCACCTTATTAAATCCGCGGAGCGGATACTATACACTATCGCACAAAAATATTTTACCAGTATTTGACGGGAAATGTCCGTATTAGTATATAAAAGTAGTGAAGTACATCACATTCTTAAAATGATAGCGTTCGCTATTCCTATTTGAACGGGTTATATATAGTATAGGCGAACGGTACACAGAAGTGAGCCTATCGGGTCTTGAGGGGCTGGCTTTATTGCCAGCCACGAAAGCGAGGGGGTAGCGAGCGCGCTTTTCAGCGCGAGCGATAAGGGGGGAAATAACCCCAACTTGATTGATTTTAATAGGGGGGTTTTATATGGTGGCTAAAGGTGGTAAAGAACACCATAACGTCGTAGCCCTCCGTGAGGCCAAGGCTAAAGTACTAGAGTTTATTAAGCAGGGGCTAGACCTGCCTGACGCTATCGCTCGGGCAGATCGTAAGCCTGATGTGATGAAAGACTGGCGCAAGGACGATCAGTTCATGAAAGCGCTGGAGAAGGCTCGGCTCGAGGGTGAGAAAACCCTGAGCATAGTCTCGGGTGATGCCAAGTACAAAATTGGCTTTGAGGAGTTCTCGCAAGAGTTCCTAGACTCCCCGATCTTCCCACATCACAGGTCGTGGATCGACCTGCTAGAGGGACGGGAACCTTCTTACCTGCACGAGGCGATGGTCTATGACCCAGCCTCTAAGAAGCGCTTGCTCATAAATGTACCTCCTGAGCATGCCAAGTCAACGGTCATCTCCGTTAACTACTGTGTCTATCGTATTGCGATGGATCCGAACATTAAGATCACCATTGTCTCTAAGACTCAGGAACGCGCCAAGGAGTATTTATACTCTATCAAGCAGCGACTGAGCCACGAACGCTGGGCTAAGTTACAGGCTGTCTATGGCAGCGCTGGGGGATGGAAAGAAGATGCAGACACTTGGAAAGCAGACCGCATCTACCTCTCCCGAGACTCCACTGAAAAAGACCCTACCGTACAGGCTCTCGGTATTGGCGGTCAAATCACTGGTGCTCGTTCTAACCTTATCATTCTTGACGACGTTGTTACTACGTCTAACGCTCATGAATGGGAAAAGCAACTTCTGTGGTTGCAGCGAGACGTTGTAACCCGTCTCGGAGATAATGGCAAGTTACTTGTCGTAGGCACACGTATTGCCTCCAATGACCTCTACCGCGAGATCCGTTCGGCTGAGCACTGGACAGGTGGCAAATCACCTTTCACGTACCTGTCAATGCCAGCCGTTCTAGAATTTGATGAAGATCCTGATAAATGGGTCACGCTATGGCCTAAGTCACATCTACCCTGGGAGGGTTCAGATGAAGATATCCTTCCCGATGAGGACGGTCTGTATCCTAAATGGAATGGGCCAGCACTCTTTCGTAGACGAAGCGAAGTTAGCCCTAGCGCGTGGGCATTGGTTTATCAGCAACAGGACGTACAAGAGGACTCTATATTTTCCCCTCTCGCTGTCCAAGGTTCTACTAACCGAATGCGAAAGAGAGGGCCACTGCGAGTAGGCACTCCAGGGCATCCTACAGAAAAAGGCAACTGGTACACCATCATGGGTCTTGACCCAGCGATGAGTGGACGCACTGCCGCAGTAATTATGACTGTTGATCGAGTAAGCCGTATGCGATATGTACTAGATGTCGAGAATATGTCTGAGCCTACCCCGCAAAAGATCCAGAACTTGATTGAACGATGGGTTGATAAATACACCCCCCACGAATTGCGTATTGAAACTAACGCGCATCAAAAGGCTTACGCCTTAGATACAGATTTACAGCAGTACTTAGCCTCCGTAGGAGTTAAGTTTTCTGGTCAGTTTACTGGCAAGAACAAATGGGATACTGGTTTTGGAGTTGCGGCTATGGCTGGACTTTTTGGAACAGTCCGTGGCAAAGATCATCAAGACGATAACCTGATTGAACTTCCTTCACAGGACGGTTCAGAAGGTGTTAAGTCACTAATACAACAATTAATCACATGGGAACCTAATACCAAGGGTAAGACCGACTGTGTGATGGCGCTCTGGTTCTGTGAACTACGTGCTAGAGAAGTCATCGGTGTTACTCGTAATGGTCAGGCTCATATTAGTAATAAGTGGGCTACCAAAAGTCAACTGCAAAACCGCTTTACACTCAATGTGAACGACTATGAATATGGAAACGAATAGGAGCAAACCATGGCTATGAAGCCAAAGAAAATAATTTCATCTCGTGGTGAATCTGGCGTAGGCGCTGGCCCAGGCCGTGGTAGTTCTGGCGGTGGTGGACTAACTGGATCAAAGAAAACAAATTCTAAACCTAACATGAATAAGCCTTGCAAGGTTTGCGGCATGGTTCACGCTGATCCAAAATATAAGCACGATCCAAAGATGGAAAAGTTTAAGGGCGATCTTAATGCTTTTCTAAACTTTCATTCAAAATAATTTTTTTCAAACTTCGTTAGGACAATAATGGTTGCAGATATTGATACTATTGCTAAGCGCGTTGATAACCTCAAACAGCGCCATGCAGAACGCGATATTCGCATGGAGCAAATCCAGGCTGTCCGCAAGGGTAACATGGTGGATGTATTTCCAGAGATGTTCCCTGAGGGTATGCCTCACTCCATGGTTGCCAACTTCATCGATGTTGCTGCCCGTGACCTAGCAGAAGTTCTAGCACCACTGCCATCATTTAACTGCTCAACAGTAGCCGTTGCTAATGCTAAGGCTCGTGCCTTTGCTGATAAGCGCGGCATGATTGCTAACAACTACGTATTCAATTCACGGCTACAGTCACAAATGTACTGGGGCGCTGACTGGTACTTCTCCTACGGTTTCCTTCCTATTCACGTAGAGCCAGACTTTGAAGATAACCTTCCTCGTATTCGAGTTGAAGATCCTATGGGTTCATACCCTGAGTATGATCGCTTTGGACGATGCGTAGCATACGCCAAGCGTTACATGAAAACTGTACATGAACTTGCTAACGAGTTCCCAGAACACGCTCCTGCGCTTCTTGGTCGGTTAGGTTATGACCGAGATAACAATGTAGATGTTGAACTTATTAAGTACATGGACAAGGATCAGACTGTCCTATATGTACCTTCACGCAGTAACTTAGTTTTGAGCCGCATCAAGAACCCATTGGGTAAGATGACTGTGCGTATTGCACGTCGCCCTGGAATTGATGATGAGTCTCGCGGACAATTTGACGATGTTATCTATGTACAGATGGCTCGTGCGCGTTTTGCAAATCTTGCTATGGAAGCGGCTGAAAAGTCTATCCAAGCACCATTCGTTGTACCTAACGATGTAATTGATTTGCCTATGGGGCCTGATGCGATTATTCGCACATCCCAACCACAAGGTGTCGGGCGTGTCAAACTTGACATTCCCGCTGCTACTTTTCAGGAGCAATCAGCACTCCAATCTGAATTACGACTTGGTGCTCGATATCCTGAGGGTAGAACTGGAAACATTGACGCCAGTATTATTACTGGTCAAGGTGTCCAGGCACTACTTGGTGCTTTCGACTCTCAGATCAAGGCTGGTCAAACCATTCTTGCTGAGGTGTTCGAGGATATTCTCAAGTTGTGCTTCGAAGTAGATGAGATGCTATTCGATGAAGATAAGAGTGTTAGAGGAACAGCGCAAGGTACGCCGTACGAGTTAAAGTACAAGCCAAGCAAAGACATCAATGGAGACTCTTCAATAGAGGTTCGATATGGTTTGATGGCTGGATTAGATCCTTCCCGCGCCCTAATATTCTCTCTCCAAGCACTAGGTGCAGACCTAGTATCGAAAGACTTCATCCGTCGTGAACTTCCATGGAGCGTTAACGTAACGCTGGAAGAACAACGAATTGAAATCGAAAAGATGCGCGATAATCTTACTGCGTCTATCACAGCAACTGCGCAAGCAATTCCTGCTATGGTCGCACAGGGACAAGATCCATCTGCGCTAATCCGTAATATTGCCGACGTTATTGAACGTCGTCGCAAGGGGGAAAACATAGAGGATGCTGCCTTGGCAGTGTTCACGCCTCCAAAGCCTGAACAACCGATGCAGCCAGAGATGGCTCCACCAGGCACACAAGGCCCAGTAGAGCAGGCGCCCCCGTCCCCAGCCACTCCTGGACAACCTTCTGGTGGGGCCTCTCCACAACAAGCACCACCACAGGATTTAGCAAGCATTCTAGCAACGATGGGATAATATGATGGCATCTCGTAAGAAAGTTATTGACCTAGATAC